CTCAGTTCGGCACTACATACCTACATTTAAAAGTAGGATATGAGTAAGCTGGTGCTTATTAGTATGATCTTAGATTTCATTAGAAACCTAAGAACCACCTGATAATTGCAATCAGTAATCCGGTTGAAAAGAATCCAAATAAGATCTGGACCTTAACAGGAGCGGATTGTACACTATGAATTATTTCATGTGCTACAGGAAGACCTGTTGCGGCCACACCTAATCAAGTTAGATGGACCGATTTGATCATTACCAACACAAATTCAAATAGGGTTATATCTCCTAATTGATACAAATGTTGATAATGTTCAAACATCATGGAAATAACACCATGGTGGACGGCACAAACTATCACGATAGAGGAAAGATATATTTCGATACTATGAGTTATTAAAGCTCACAATACCAAAGATACCTTACTCCATTCTCCTTTTTCAAGGTCTATGTCAGTGAAACTGAATAGAGATGATACTCAATACCATATACTTAGCATTAGATTAATAACGGCTTTAAGGCCTACTACCTGAGATATAACACTCAGAATAAAAGTAGACCAAGTCAGGAAGATAAGTCTTCTTCTTATTACTTGTAACACAAATGGAACTAAAACCTTTCTAGGGGTTATAGAACCAAGAGGTGGCAATTTTAATAAGGAAGCAAATCTCCGAATTATTAATCGAGTCGGGAATAACCCGGCTTGCATATAAGCTTGCGCTTCTGGATTATCAGGAATAGGTCGAACTAACTCATCAGTTTTTGTTAAAACTTTTAAGATAGCTTTCACTACCGCTGATTCAGCTAGAGCAATAGAATGGGACGCCCTCATGGAAAATACTCCTTTAGAAACGAAATATTTACTCAAACCTGATTCAATAATCAGAGATGGTACTATTTCATTTGGGTCTGCGAAGACCGTCTGGCATAACCAATCAGTTGATTTATCAATTAATCGGTTAAGACAGAAAACTAAAGGATTATTATATCCTTGAAGGGTGGACAGAGTCTCTCTAATAAAGGAAGCTTCGTATTCAGAGTGGAGACTCAGACTCTTTATATGTTTCTCGACCATGTCGTTAAGGATAGAATTAACCTTATACGCATCGGTCTGGAATTTATATAAATCAGTTTCGACAAGATGATACTTGGCATTGAAAAGAAGAGTATTAAAACTCTCTTTTAGGTTTTTATAAGAACCTATCCAATGATCAGTGGGAGCTATTACAGAAATTCTATCATAGAACAACTGTAGTACCTCATCACTCTTATTTCCATGTTTAATGGTTATAAGACTATCGAAAACAAGATATAGTTTTATCATAGAATTGACTTTATTTATACAATAATGTCCCTTCTT